AAGTAAAATTATTTATAATCCTGGATCTTGTACTATGAATGATTGTTATTCAATGTTCAGTACATTATTATTAATGTATAAATCAATTAAAGATTATATTGAACAAAATAAATTAACTGAAAGAAATGCTAGAAAATTCGAAATACTTAAAATTAATAAGCCAAAAATAGTACATAAAACATCAGCACCTAATAAAATGCCTTTAGTTCAGAAATCATTTAAAATTGATGGTCACAATGTTATTAGTAATGAACCTTTAAAATTACATGATTGCTTTTGGTGTGAATGTGAAGCAGTATACAGACAAATTCAATCGAAAATAGATTATGATGACGATATAGTGAAAGAATTTGAAACATTTGCTCATAAAAAATTAGATAAAATATTAGATGGTCCATTATCAGAAATAAAAGGATTTGACTTAGAAAAATATATGTCAAAATTAGGAATAAAATCACATGAGTTCGAACAAGGTTATCTTGATTATCAAAATTATAAGAAAGTAATATTAGCTTTTAAAATGCATGTAAAAATTGATGAAAAAATATATATAAATTATAGTAATTATAAAGTTAAAGCTAGAAATATATCGGCACAAGATAAGAGAGTAAAATTATTAATGGGAATAATATGTGAGATATTAATGTATATATTACATGATCAAGAATGGTGCGGTCCTGGTTCAACTAATGATGAAAAATGCGAAATATATGAAAGATGGATTAAAGAGATTCCAGATTGTGGAGTAGTTTGTGCAGATGGTTCAGCTTTTGATTCAACTCAACATGCTAAATTACAAGAAATAGTAGATGAATATGCATTCGAAAAAGTAATTAAAAATTGTGTATTTTTACAAGAATATGCTGAAACTTCAGATTTAAAGAAAATATGTTATCAAAAAACATTTGTAGTTTTTAGTAAATATTTTAAATATAAATGTACTGGTACTCAAATGAGCGGACGCATGAACACTTGTCTAGGTAACACTCTAAGATCATATATGTATGTTGAATTCATAAAATATAAAATAAAACAAGAATATTGGTTTATTAATATTGATAATATTAGAGAAATGGTTAATGGAGATGATCAAATTATATTTATGAGAAAAAATTTATTTAATATATATGAAGAAATTGCTTATAAATATGTATATTATAAGAGTGATGAATCAGTTAAACATGGATTAGGACAGATTGCAAAAATATTTGACAAATATCCACAAATTAATGGAGCAGAATTTTTATCTTGTATACTATTATATGATTCAATAAGTGGTAAATGTATGATGGTTAGAAAATTAGAAAGATTTATGCAATTAACACCATTTACATTTAACAATAAATTTTTAAATGTAAACAAATTTAGATATATGAATGCAAGATTAATGTTCGATGACGCAATGAATATAATTTCAGTTCAAAATAACTTATCAATTTATAAATTATATGCTTGGAAGATGTATGAAATTGCTTATTATGAAATTAAACGTTTGGAAAATAAAGTTAAATTTACTCAAAAATTTTTAAATAAAGTTAATGAGAGATTAGAAGAAAATAAAAGAAGAATGAAACATAAATCATATTACTCACCCAAAGAATGTGATAGAAATAACGAACAAGATAATTATATATTTGATACACTATATTATGATTATTTAGGAAAAAATTTTGATATAAATTATGGAGATATAGAAGAATTAATTAATACAATTAAAAATATAAATAAAGATAATTATTTAGATGAATTTAGATGTACCATAATTGACAAATTAAATAAATGTTACTCAATTGAACAATATATGCAAACTAAAAATAAACTAGATAGAACAAAAGTTGAAACAACTATTAAACTAGAAAATAATATTATGAATATCAGTCAATATCATCAACACTAAACAAAATAAATAATTAATTATATTATGTGAGGGTTAGACCCACTGCTTGGTAAAGCTACTAATATATATTAAAACTAACATAATGAACGCAAATAAAACTAACAAAACAACAACTAAAAAGAAGACAATTAAAAGAAAAATTCGTGTGAAAGGTAGAAGGTTGCCAAATAATAGAAAGAAAAGAGCAAATATAATAAGAGGAAGGAAAATAGCAGCTGCATCAGCTAAGAATTTTAATAAAAAATTTAATGTATTACGTCAAAATGGTAATTCAGTAAGAGTAACAGGTCGTGATTTAATATATTCTATACCAGATGATTTAACTTCGCCAATTCAAACAAGCAATGTTATAACAGTAATACCTGCAAATCCAGCTTATTGGAAAGGAACAAGAATTGCCGCATTAGCCGCAGGATATCAAAACTATAGACCAATATTATTTAAAATTACATATGTTCCAATGTGTGCTGTTACTCAACAAGGAAACGTAATAGGTGGTACTATATGGGATGATGGGATTGATAATGCAAATATACAACAATCTTTAAGGACATCTAATGGAGGTTTTATGACGCAATGTTATGTACCACATACAACAAGAATAAGGCCAAAATCAAATTTACAATTTAATTTATATAGAATGGGCGGTGATTTTACAACTACGTCAAATCCATTTATATTCGTAGCAATTGCAATAGGTTGTAAAAACACAAATGATCAAAGAGTAACTCCTGGCTATTTTTACGTAACATGGTCCTTTGAATTAAAGAATCCCATAGGTAGTGTTAATTCATATAATAATAGCGGCTTAATACAATATGAAAATATAAATGCTGAAATGAATACAACTATCATTAATTTAGATCCAACTTCGCCCATACCATTTGGCGCTTACATTAATGTGGAAGAAGAAGATGGAGAATTACAACCATATTATAATGAAAGTCCAGTAGACATATTAGGTCCAACACCAACATGGGTATTTACATCTGTCTCAAAAACATCAAATTCCAAATCAATTAATAAAATACCAATTTATTATGATGGAGTCAGCACATCAGATGCAAAGATAGGGCATAATAAATATCAAGGTTATATTAAAATATTAGAAGATTCATATGATATATATCTTTTTCCAGTAGATAAATATGAAGTATATAAAATTACAACAGATGATACAATTTTATTATTCTATGATATAACTCAGAATTTTGGTGAATTTAAAGGTAACAAAATTATATCTGGCAAGCGCGTAATTAGCTCAACTGATGAAGAAGATGCAACATGGCAAATGGCAAATTATAAAGCAGATAAAAACACATATTATACTGTACTCAATAATGCAAAGGCAAAGAAACGCAGAGCTGACAATTTGGCAAATTCTATTAATCACTTAGATATCAAAGAAGAAGATGCTATCAACAACAAGTAAATTTAGCACTTCTAGCATAAAACTATGCTTTATCAAGTAGGATAACGCATCCATAAGTGCGTTGTGATAAGTAACTTATGGTAAAACAAGTTTGTGAGCACTTGTAAATCAACTCTCTGGTTTAATCTACACCAGGCTTGAGTAACTATAAGAAGATACCTGAAGTTAGATATAAACAAAAAAAAATTAAAAACAAAAAAATAAAAACAGGAAAATAAAGAAAACAAACTTATATAGTGGAGAG